TGCAATGAGCCAATGGTAAGGGTGTACAGTGCACCACCTGTCAAGTTTAATGGCAGTGGATTCTATTCAACGGGAGGATAGATGGAATACCGAATAAGTATATATAAAAAGATTAACCATAAAGGATGGTTCTGGTTTGTCAATAGCTCAGACAATCAAGTATGGGCTAAGGGCTATGCCGTTACACTAAGTGGTGCTAAACGTGCAGTAAAAAAGTACATTAAGAAGTATGAAAATCAAGAAGAACAAATAGTAGAATACACAATCAATACAGAAGGGAAAGGTAATGAAAGAGTTTATCACTATAGCACACTACCCTGATGGTGGTTGCCAATGCGAGGGCGGTGGTTGTTCAGCGTGCGATACACAGTCTGATGAACTACAGTTTGCTAGCATGAAAGAGATTGAAGAGTTCTATAATGTGAACGGGGAAGCATTGCATATAGACCCAGCCGAGATGGACTTAGAGGGTATGCTACAAGAGATGATTGATTCAGAGATTGATTTTGATAGGGAGTTTGACCCTGACGCCGAGTAGAGTACGTAGATTCGATACATTCCGCGCACTCTTACTCGTATCAGTAACCTTCCTTATTGCTCTGACTCTTGTGGTGTACCTAATTCTTGGTATGATGAGTCTTCTGATGGCTCTGTTTCCGTGGGCTCCATGATGTCATTATCATAGTAGGGCTTAAAGCCACCCAACTTATTGACCAGTCGCTTGATAGCTCTGTTACCTCTCATGCGTGCTGCGTCATCACTACCTAGTGATAAGTAATTGCTTATCTCTTTGTAGTCCATAGACTCTGCATATCGGAAGAAGAGTATCTTTCTATCCTCCTTACTCAACTTCCAGTATGCGGAGTCTATCTCCATCATCATGACAGATAAGTTTCCACCTTCTGATGGGGCACTTGGTCGCCCTGGTCTACCCAAGTTTAACTTATGAGTAACACCCCATTCACCACGCAACACAGCAGGGAGCAATGCTTCTACAACATCTGACTCATAGTAATATAAATCCGACACGTCGTATCCGACACTCTTCGCCTTCCACTTCTGGCAATAATCCAACGCATGATTACGCAAGCTCCGATAGATTAAGTTCTTTGCATCCTTGTCACCTATCTTTTCCCACTCAGTCACCTTGTTAGGGTGCTTAGCAAACCATTCGTATAGACTCTGCTTAATATCTTCAAGTTCAACCATGTCAAACTTGCGATGATACTCAGAGGCTACCGATACAATTACGTATTCCCATGGTTCAATTTGTTGCCAGTTCATCTGCCTTTGCCTTCTTGTATAGTCGGGTTGCTGACATTAAATCATCTACTGTAATTAAATAACCTTTAGAAATATTAGGTGGTATGTTACACGTAATCTCTCTACCAAACTCTTTGACTGCATAGCGCAATGCATCTGTCGGAACAATGAGTGTGCTCTCTTCGAGTACAAATGCCCAGTATGAGGCTTCGGTTACACCTAGCCCTGATGGTGCCCAGTCCTCAATCTTCTTGAAGAAGCACTCAGTTTCGATGTATAGGTTGTTAGTCTTAGCCCACTTGCGGTCACGCTTTACTTCAACAGTACGTCCACCAGTAAGCAACTCATCTACTAACTGTTCACCTTTGCGTCCGTATCCAAAGTCTAAATCAAATGATGATTTATTAGTCATTGTCCCATTGCTTTCGTAGTACTAGCAATCCAATGATTGCATAGTTAGCCATGTCCTTGAAGGAATCTTCTAAGGATTCGTGCTCAGGGTTTGCACCACTGTCAATCAGGTTATTGATTCGTGCTAACTTATCGTGCATACGTACGCGTAAGCCGTTAACTGCACCACCTGGTGCTTGCGAAATATTCTTAGGGCCATAGTCCTTGTGCTTACTCAGCAACAACTCAGACAATTCATTGACTGTATTGCTTAAGTATGTTTCGAGATGGAGTTCGCGTTTAATAGCGGGATTGTTAAAGTTATTTTTAGCTGAGTTTTCTCCTTGTGATACGACTGTATCTTCAATCCCAGTCCTGATACGTATTGGATAATCTGCCATATCTCTTCACTCTCCATCTTCGAGTAGTCGTTTAAGTTCATCATCAATTCCCACCATGCTAGAGCCAACAATCATATCTTCAATAACTTCAACAACAGTACTTGGGTCCGTCTCTGCTGAGAACAGTGTCATGTACGTGTCTTGAGTTATCCTTTTAATATCTTCAGGCTTGTCTGCATAGCGATACATACAACGTAGCAATGAACCAATCATAAGGCGATAGCCATTAGGCAGTATCAATGCTGGGTCGAACTCTTCATCCTCTTCAAGCAGATGGTCTGTTGCTTCGAAGACATTATCAAACTGCTGCCCACATTGTGGACATGGGTTAATCTCATTCTTCATTTGTCAACCCCATCTTCTCTTTAATAAATGATGCACCATACTTGGTGTATGCTGAATTAACATCTTCCCCGTCACCGAATCCCACAATGGTGACTGGCAACTCTCGAGCCAAACTGTTTGCGAACTCCCTGCCTGGCCCATCACCATCTGCAAATACAAAGATTCGTTCGAAGTCAGCAAGCAATCGTGTGTAATGTTTCTTCCAAGAGTTTGCACCTGGTACTCCAACACAAGGTATGCCAACACAACGAGACATAGTAAGTGTATCGAGTTCACCTTCGCATACTCCAATCCAGTCACCTGCTCGTTCAATATCTAACACGTTATACATCTTAGTGTCAGCTCCTACCATTCCCATGTACTTAGGTTCAACAGCAGGGTTGAGTGAACGAAAGCGTATGTCTGAGATGCCAGTCTTAGTGATGTAAGGAATTGACAAGCGTCCCGTGTACTGCTCATGTCCTGGCTCAGGCTCCGCGACTACGCCTAATCGTGCCAACCGCGCTACCTCCAGAGTTATACCCCTGCTTCGAAGGTAACCTTCTGCCTGATAGATGCTTTCCTGGTACTTTTTGGACGCTATGCCCAAGAGTTCCTTCTGCGAATTTTGCTGCCCCACGTATGTCACATCCTTCTTGTTGCGCTATGATTTGTAAACTGTTTCCTTGTACACCACAAGCAAAACACACAAATAGATTCTCGTCTAGGTTTGCAGTTCCACTTTGATGTGAGTCACTATGGAACGGACACTTCAGGTTTGCCTGCCCATGGTCACGACGTATGCTGGCACCATAGTGCTCTAGCACAGCCTTAATACTGGGCAAATCATTCACCGAATACATCTCCTAATCGTAATACTAAATATGAATCTGCTATTGACTTTCCTCTAGCTTTAATAAGTAACGCTGGGAGGACGGTGTCACGGTCGATACCCCTTGCTTCCGCATAATGCGTTGCTTCAATCTGTGCTTCTTTCGTCCACCCACTAAGGTCAATGGCGTTGCCTGCACCTGGTGCTTTACATTCGATGATGCCAATGCTTCCAAGGAAGTCTTTGCGGACAACAACGTCGCCCTCATCTTTTGCACCTGTTCGAGCAAGTCGTTCACTATCGTATCCATTTGCTCGAAACCAGTCTCGGATGTCTGTTTCGTACGTCGCACCTCTAGCCTTGTGACTCTTGCGTGTCGTCATTTGTTATCTCATACTCTTTAGGTAGTTCGAACTTATCAATGACTGCACGCAGTCTATCTTCATAATCCTTAGTCAAGGCAGATACTGCATCTTGCCAACCTTCAACGTATGCATCTTGCTTTAACTGCTTAAGTGTATTATCCATTAACATTGCTTCCCCTTATAATGCTTAGTGCTTGGTTCCTGCCGTTGGTTATTCCTTCTATGTATGCGCTAGGCTTACCGCTACCAGTATCCCTCATCTTTTCATTTGGAATAAAGTAACAGGCCTTCTCAATCTCTTGTGCAATTTGCTCACGCAAATCTTTCAAGTGCATTTGTAACGTCTTTTCCACGAGCATTATTCTACATTACCCCATGATATGTTCATTACAAATGGTCCGAATATAAACTCAAAAGAATACATTGAAATCTTTGTTCTTTTAGTAGCACCTTGAACCAGTCCTGCTTTCGTAAGACCAAAGCCTAAACCAAAAGTATAAGCAGTTGAACCATAGTAACGCTGTAATTTATTGTGAAAAGTTATCTTCATTTGTTTTCCTTAAACATTCTCTGGTATATCATCAATGAACATGTACTCAGGATTAAAGGCTACCCATGTCATGAGTCCTCCTCCTGCGTCAGCTCTACCGTATCTATTTTTAACAGGTGCAACACCCATAGAAGTACCGACAACGCCAAGGGTGCATATAAGAGCAGGAAGTTGAGCAACCTTGCCCTGAATAGCGGAGCGCGGTTGACACGGGCTACCTTGGACAGCCTCCGAAGTATGGTGTAGTACAACCACCGCAGCATTAGTCGCTCTCGCAAGATACTTCAACTCCTTCATGATTGCACGCATTGATGCAAACTCTTCGCCACCATCGGTGGCTACATCCATTAAGTTATCTACTATAATTAAAGTTGGAGGGCAACCCCATAGTTCTTCGAATGCTTGCACCTCTTCGTCAATATCTTGAAGCGTTGGTGCTGATTCAAATGACCAGACAATGTGTGCACCCTTAGCAAGTGTTGCCTTGGTCCAACCATGGTCTGTGTTCATCAATGCTTCAACGTCTGTCTGTGACTTACCTGAAATCATTGAGGCTAATCGCATAGCCATTGTGTGTGCGTTGGTATCTGCTGAGATGTAAAGTGTTGGCACCTTCATCTTAAGTGCAAGTGCCAGTGCTAGTGTGGACTTTCCGACTCCTGGTGCTGCTGCGAACATCGAAACCTCAGAGCGCCTAATGATAATCTTGTTACTTTCGAATGCCTTAAAGCAACTAGGGAGCGGTTCTCCACCAATACTGGAACGACCAACTGAGCGGACAAGTGTACGCATCCTTTATCATTCCCTTCTTTGTAGAAAGAACGCAGCCACTTCTGTGGTGTACGTCGGTAGCTGCGTTCCTTCATTAACGTTTTAGTTTACTGGCTTGCACTGGTCGGGTGTCCCCTGTGGGGTTGGGCATGCCCAGAAAGCGTAAGGCTTCCCACTCGCTTTGCTCACTCCCTGTCGGAAGATTCTCGCTCCGTGTACGCACGTCGGGCTCGCTGTCCCTGATGGAGTGACCGCGCTTGGTGGAGGTGTAAGTAACGGACCCTGCCCCTGGGTTGGAGCGGAGGATGTGAATTGCGTAGTGCTTGGAGTTGAAGGCGTGGTCCCCAAAGGGGCTGCGTTGTATGCACCAACAACCAATCGCTGCACTGCAGCAACTTGTGTTGAGTAATCACCAATGCCTTCTAGCAGTACGCTGAGTTCATCAGCAGTGTTAGCACGGATATTAATCATATCCCCAGCAGGTGTCTTGTAACTAACTTGCAGTTTCCATTCTTCCATTTGTTATCCTATCTTCGTTGAGAACTGACAGTGTGCTGTCAATCCGCATTTGTATTGGCAGTTGTTTGTGTTAGGTAAAAATATTCCAGCCTTACGAGCCTTGTCAAAACCTGAAACAAGGTACTCGAGTTTATCCTCTGTGTACTGCTCGAGGCTAACAAGAGGTGACACACCGTGCTGACGTGCCATCCAATAGGTCCCCCACTTAACATCGATACCAAAGGTCTTTAACATACCGACCTTATAGAATCCGAGTTGCAGTGTATTGGTTGGTGTTTGCTGAGAGGTTTTTAAGTCGACGATGACGAGTTCGCCATTGACTTCAAACACCCTGTCAAGAATCATCTTGACTGGCACGCCAGCAAATTCAGGTAGCATTGCTAACTCAATTGCTGGTGCACCTTGTGGTGTCTTCCACAGTTTCCAGCCAGGGTTAGCCTTACGCCAATCAATG